AATATATTCGAGAATCAAATCCTGAATTATTCAAGAAAGCAATAGATTATGCAAAAACCTTTACAGAGGAAGATGTTCCCGGTATAATGCTATATTACTCTGTAGAGGATGAGAAAGATAAAAAAGATGACAAAAAAGATTGATGTTTTAGATAAAGGTCATGTTGAACTTATTTCACACATGGGTGATGACTTAACTGTTGTTAACGCAGCGCGTGTTTCATTTAATAAACAAAGTGAATGGGACCATCCAGATAGTCATGTTCCTGCGAATATTCTTTCGGAAAAAGATAAGAAACTGATCAAATATCTTGCTGAACATAAGCACTGGACACCATTTGCACACCCACAAATAACTTTACGAATCAAAGCACCTATTTTTGTTCGCGCACAGTTGGGTAAGCACCAAATTGGTTTGGTTATGAATGAGGTTTCTCGTAGATACGTGACCTATGAACCAGATATTTACAAGCCAAAGTGGCGAAAGGCTCCTACTGATGGGGCTAAACAGGGTAGTTCTGGATTTATGACACCGAATCCATATGTTTTGGACATGTATGACAATGCTTGTCAAGATGCCTTAGATGCCTATGATGAGCTATTAAAGCAGGGTGTAGCTCCCGAACAGGCCCGTGGGATTTTACCCCAGGCTACGTACACCGAATGGTGGTGGACAGGCTCCCTAGCGGCCTACAGCCGCGTATATGCCCAAAGAATTGATGCCCATGCTCAATGGGAAGTCCAAGAATATGCCAAGGCTATGGGGGAATTAATTGAGCCATTGTTTCCTGTATCTTGGAAAGCATTGTCAGGAACAGCTAAATAAGAAGCATTTAAGGAGTATGAATGAATAATTTACCGAGTCAGTACCAAGAATTTATTTACAAGTCACGTTATTCTCGCTGGATTGAATCAGAGAATAGACGAGAAGAGTGGCCAGAGACAGTAAAGCGTTATTTTGATTTTTTTGAGACACATCTCAAGGAGAATCAGAGTTATATCTTATCAGCAGAACTTCGTTCTGAACTGGAATCAGCGGTTTTAAATTTGGAAGTAATGCCATCCATGCGGGCTTTAATGACAGCAGGAGAGGCTTTGAAGCGAGATAATGTTGCTGGATACAATTGCTCATATGTGGCCGTAAACAATATTCGTGCCTTTGATGAGATTCTATACGTCCTCATGTGTGGTACGGGCGTTGGATTTAGTGTGGAGAGACAATATGTTGAGAAACTTCCTACAATCGCTGAACACTTTACTAATTCAGATACCACTATTATCGTTCAGGACAGCAAGGTTGGTTGGGCTAAAGCATATCGGGAACTCGTATCCCTACTTATTGGAGGTCAAATTCCAAAATGGGATGTGTCTAAAGTACGTCCTGCTGGTGCAAGACTCAAAACATTTGGTGGTCGAGCTTCGGGGCCAAGACCCCTCGTTGATCTCTTTCAATTCACCATTGATACTTTTAAGAGAGCGGCAGGAAGAAAGCTTACTTCCATCGAATGTCACGATATTGTTTGCAAGATCGCGGAGATTGTCGTTGTCGGAGGCGTTAGACGCTCTGCGCTTATTTCTCTGTCCAATCTCACGGACGAACGAATGCGAGATGCTAAGAGCGGTGCTTGGTGGGAACAAAACCCTCAACGAGCCTTGGCAAATAATTCAGTTGCCTATAAAGAGAAGCCAGAAATTGGAATTTTCATGGAAGAATGGATCTCTCTCTATAAGTCCAAAAGTGGTGAAAGAGGCATCTTCAATAGAGAAGCGGCAAAGAAAACTGTTGCAAAACTAGGTGATCGTCGTGATTCTTCCTATGACTTCGGAACGAATCCATGTTCAGAAATTATTCTTCGTGATCGTGAATTCTGCAATCTTACAGAAGTTATAATTCGTGCAGATGATACACAAGATAGTATTGCTCGTAAGGTACGAATTGCAAGTATTCTTGGTACTTGGCAAGCATCACTTACACACTTCCCATATCTCTCTTCTACATGGAAGAAGAATTGTGAAGAAGAAGCACTTCTTGGTGTATCAATGACAGGTATTCTTGATAACCCTTTGATGGGTAGTAAGGATCATCGTCTATTATCAGTTGTTCTTGAGGATCTTAAAAAGATCTCTGTCGAGACAAATAAAGAATGGGCAGAGAAGCTTGGAATTAATCCTGCTGCTGCTATTACTTGCGTAAAGCCTTCAGGAACAGTTAGTCAATTGACCGATGCTGCTTCGGGTATTCATGCTCGTCATAGTGAATATTATATTCGTACAGTTCGTGCGGATCGCAAGGATCCATTGTGTCAGTTCATGTTGGATAAGGGATTTCCAGCAGAGCCTTGCGTGATGAAGCCAGATCATACAATGGTATTCTCGTTCCCACAAAAAGCTGTGGGATCAGTGACAAGAAACACTATGAGTGCTATTGAACATCTTGAGTTATGGCTTACGTATCAGCGTTATTGGACGGAACATAAGCCAAGTATTACGGTTAGTGTAAAGGAAGATGAGTGGATGGCTGTTGGGGCGTGGGTATATAAAAATTTTGATGAGATTAGTGGTGTTTCATTCTTACCTATGGATTTAGGAACATATCGTCAAGCACCATATCAAGATTGTACAAAAGAAGAATATGAAGAATTGTTATCTATAATGCCAAAAGACATAGATTGGTCTGAGCTTCAAAAATATGAAACCACAGATCATACATCAGGGACACAAACTTTTGCTTGCTCTGCTGGTTCTTGCGAATTGGTTGATATCTCCTCTTCTTCTAGTGAATTTCCAACACAACGGTAATTTATTACATATTGAAATATTAATGATCTATACATATGTAATGGAGGGTTTATGCTACCGAGACAAAAACCTAAATTACATAGACATCATATAAAACCAAAACATATGGGTGGAAGCGACGAAGCAGAAAATATAGTGTTCTTATCTATAGAAGAACATGCAGAGGCACATAGATTGTTGTGGGAAGAACATAAAAAAGAAGAAGATTATATTGCTTGGAAAGCACTATCTGGACAGATAGAAAAAACAGAAGCAACTAGAATGGCTATTGTAGGTAGCAATAAAAGAAGAGTAATTAGTCAAAAGACTAGGGAATTAATAGGGCAAAAAAGTAAAGGTAGACAAAGTAAATTAAATTATGTTACATCTGAAGAAACAAAAAACAAGATACGAAAAAGTGTAAAAAAGACACACACAGAAATAGACTATACTAAAGATCGTAGAGCGATATATGAAATAGTTTTTCCTGATGGATCAAAGGAAATAACTAACAACATAGAAAAATTCTGTGAAACACACAAAAATATCCCTAGCCCATCATGTATAAGAACACAACACTACAGAGGAAAAACTTCTTGGGTAAAAGGAAAATATACTGGGTTTACTATACAAAAAATTGATCTTACAACTTGACAAAAACTGAGTTGGTGTTATAATACTAAAACTCCCCCTCGTTGGGGGATTACGGAGAAAAATATGATTAAGAATGTAATGGCAAGTATCGTAGCAACCGTGATGTTTGGTGCTGAAACAATGGCAGATTTCATTGTTGTTAATAATCCAGTGGTTGATACTGTTGGATTCTATTCTGATGCATTTGATTCAAAGGGTGTATATACTTATGCACAGAGCGGTGCTCAGCGATTCGAGCTTGAAGACTCATACACTGCGTCATCACTACGTTGGTGGGGTTCTATGAATGGTTTCAACAATCAGGGTCTTTCAAATGTTGATTGTTTCCAGATCATTGTTTGGAATCCTGGATTTGAAACACAAGTTACAAATCAAATTATTGATTTGGAAAATATTACAGCAACTGCAACTGGAGAAACTAATTTCTTTGGTGAAGCAATCTATGAGTTTTATGTTCCAATTACATTCCAGATTGCTTCAGGTTCATACTTTATGAATATTGGAGCACAATTGAATGATGCTGATGGTGATCAGTTTATCTGGTCACAGGGTCAAAATGTTCAAGACTTCTGGTTTACTGATGTAAATGGTCAATATACCTGGGGTGATTGGCGATCACTTCCTACATTCATCGGTAATACCGCAGGGGGTGCGTTTGTTCTTTCCGCTCCTGCTCCTGGGGCAATTGCTCTTCTTGGTATGGCGGGTCTGATGGGTCGCCGTCGTCGCTAATATAAATAAGTAAGATACCCCACTTGAGATAGCATCTCAGGTTCGACAACCCCCGAAAGGGGGTTGTTTCTTTATAAATACTATAAAGGAGGTTCCTATGGAACTTTTAATGTCAAGCACTTTAGGTACTGTTTTTTATACTGTCGTTGTCTTTGTAGCAGGAGCACTCATCGGTGGCCCACTTTGGAAGTGGATTGATTCCAAACTACCTTGGAATAAGTAAAAGAAAACCCCCCATTTCTGGGGGGTTTTTGTTTATATAAAAAATATAAATTTATCTCATTTTTACGTTCGGATTAACAGTTCCAATATTTTTAGTTTTAGAGTCTACGGCTTGGTTTCTCTTACGCGCCCATGCGTCGAGTACAGAATCTGGAATTCCATCAGGATATTTTGCAGCAAGTTTTTCGAATTCAGCATTAGCTTCTTTTTTTGCCGCTTCTCTTTCTTTAAACAATGCATCATCATCACCAACACCTATTTTATATCCTCGTTCTTCCATACCTTTCATAACCTCAACACGATCTTTAAATCTTGTTAATGGCCCTTCTCTTTCGATGTCTCTTTCTGCTGCTGCTCTTTGATTAGCATCATCGACAGATCTTGCTTGTTGGAATATATTTACACCACGTTGAGCCATTCTACCAAGTTGTGTTGCTGCTGATTGACTACCACGAACCTCAACTGGTTGTAGATTCATTGGACCTGTTTCTAGATCCTTGAATGCTTTTGTATATTTTTCAATGGCATCTTTATCACCAGAGGCTTTGGCTTTTGCTAATTCTGCTTTTGCTAAATTACGAGCCAAGGCTCTTTCTCTTGTTACTGTACTTGTTCTTTGGTTTATTCCCATATTCTGAAACTCTGGGGAAGCCAATGATCTAATATTCGCTGCTTTATCACCAGATGCCAAAGCTTCTACTCTCTCTGGGCTTACCTGTCTCTGTGGCTTTTTATCAGAGACAGCTGAAATTACACCTTCAATTCCACCAAGTTTTTCAATAGCCTGTGAACCAGCCTCAGCACCAGCACCAATTATAGAACCTAAACCTAATGCTTTAAGTAATTGTCCACCGTACTTGACAAACCAGTTTTCATTTAAAATATCATAATATTTTTCCGTTAATTGTTTTTTATTCATATATTATTCCTATAACTATATATTTATATGATTATTGCTGGAATTGATTATAGTTTAAATGGACCAGCTATTTGTGTTTTCAGGGGTGATCTGTTTACCTTTGAAAATTGTCAATTTTATTTTTTAACTGATATAAAGAAATATGCCTGTACCTTTTTTCGTAATATTCATGGTAAATTATTCGAAGACTACAAAGAAGAATGCGAAAGGTACGATACTATCTCAGAATGGGTCATGAAATCAATATTAGGGTGTGAACAGGTGGCTTTAGAAGGCTATGCGTATGGCGCACAGGGCAGAGTTTTTCATATAGCCGAGAACACAGGAATCCTTAAATATAAGCTCTATCAGGCTTCTATGCCAGTAGAAATTGTTACACCATCTCATATCAAAAAGATGGCAACTGGTAAAGGAAACGCCGATAAGACTCAAATGTATCAGGCTTTTTTAAAGGAAACTGGGATTCCTTTACAGGGAATAATTACCCCTAATAAGAAAGATGTCGGAAATCCAGTTTCCGACATCATAGATTCTTATTATATTTGTAAATATTTATTTCAGCAAATTAAGATTTCTTAGTCTTTTTTTCATCCACAAAACCATCACCATTTTTATCTTCACCTTTACCCTGAAGATAATACCATGCTAATCCGAAAATAATTGTTAGATAAAATAATAGAGCATACCAATTAACTCTACTCATTTTTACTTCAGTTCCTTGTGGTAATTTAACTTCGGTTTGTGCTTCTATATTTACCTTAGTAAGATCACTTGTTTGAATATCAGTATTTTCTGGTAAAATAACAGCAGTATTTTTAGGTAAAATTACTTCCAAAGGCTTTTCTTGGATTACTTCTTCCTTTATAATAACAACTGTATCATGTTCTAATGTTACTTCTGTTTTCTTATCTAGATCTGTTTTTAGATGTGTTCCTTTAGGAAGTTCGGCAGTAGTGTCTTTTGATATAATTGTATCTGTAGTTTTATTTAAAACATCTGGGGTTGATTCCATACCATTTGTTTTACATACCGACTTGCAAGATGCTAATAGACATAGTATTAAAATTAATAGTTTTTTCATGATTTATTTCCTGCTGTAGCACTACCAAAATAGAACCCAACAATCGCTAATAAAATTTGACGATTCTCTTGGGTAAACAAATATCCGTTCACGGTCTGAAAAATAGTTTCTGATGTTTGTGGAATCAAACCAAATAAAATTTCTGGATGTGTTTGATTGATTTCAACCACAGTTGGTATTCCAAAGAACGGAAGAACGAATGGTGCTGCTATTGTACCAAACAAAACGGCTAATACAATGATTTGACGAACTGCTTTACCAGCATCAATCGGTACTCTTTTAGCAGCGGTTTCTCTTGTCTTTTCGTTAAAGTTATTAATATCTAATAGTCTTTTAAAGTTTTCTTGTTCGGATTGGCGTTTTTCTGCCATATAGCGAAACAAAAATCCAGTAGCAGATCCACCGATAAGTGTGAGAAGTTCTATTGGCATTTCTTTTTAACTCCTTGTAAAACAATATAATTTTCAGGAATATCCTCTGGATTCATTTCTGCTCTTTTAACAGCAGCATCAAATTCTTTTTCTGTTAAAAGTAATTCAAATTGATATCCAGCATTATTGACATGGGTGCAAAAATAATAATTTTTTGCTTCATTGCCTTTTTTGTTTTTATTTTTTTTCATATTAGACCTATGAATGTGTTAATTATGACATAGATTTTAATAAGGGTCATTTGATGTTCCTATTCTTAAATAAATTGATTTTTTTCGTCTTTTTAACTTTTTCATTCTTTTCAGATGTGCCATTTGATTTACAATAGTTTCATCTGGATTTCCACGAGCACCATCAATACCACCACCAGAAACAGAATTTGCAATCATGTCTTCATTCAGAGATGTTAATGCTTCATCTATATTCAATCCATTTTCTATTAAAAATTCTGATATTTCATTGAATACAACATCTGGATTCGCACCATATTGTTCTGTTTCTTCAACAAAAAGAATAATGGCTGAGGTTAAATATTTCAGCCTTGCTTTAATCATTGGGTCTGGAATTTTACCTAAAAGTTTTTTGAGGTTTACAATCAACCTATCATAAGGAGTTATTTTTTTAGGATCAATAATAAAATTACCATTTTTATCAATCTCACCACGATCAAATGATTTTAATTCTGTGAACGGTGTTGTTATATCTTTGATGAATTTATATACTGTAAATGAAGTAACTACTTTACTTAATTCTCTTGTAGTTGTTCTTCTTTTTTTCATTTTATTTCCTTTAATTTTCTCAAGATATTTTCATCAAGTTTAATTTCATTTAATTGAGCTTCTGGTATAGAATTTGGTAAGTAATTCAAATATA